CCCAGGACGCGGTGATCCTGACGATTTAAGAATGATTCGGCAAAGTGGCGATTCATCGCCGTCTTACCGACTACGAGGCAAGCGAGCTGTTTGGATTATAGACGCCAGTGACGCTAACCTTGACCACATCGCCGACGGTCTTTGTGTAGGACTCGCCCGTCTTGACGTAACTATTGCCATCGATCGTAAAGGTAGCCGGAACAGAAGCGCCAGAGCTGATGCCCTCAATCGAAACATTGTAGCGAGGGTTGTAGTAAGTCGTAACCGTGGGAGCGGTGTTGACCGTGCCGGGATCGATGACGATCTCCGTCTGCTCGCCCGTGATGCTCATAGAAATAAATTCCTCAATTCCGGTGATGCTCGTTACCCCTGTAAATCCTTTGTATGGCATATTGTTATTTCCTTAGGCGATCGTGCTGAACGTAACCGCTGTGGTTGTGAGTCTTGCAAAATCTGTGTTAGATAGGCGGAGTTCTTGACGGAAAGCCGTGGCGCCCGATACGCCTGGATGAACAAAAGAATTAGGCAGCGTTTCCGTTACAGTTTCAACCCTCTTGTATTTTTTGAAGTGTTTCACCACGGTGCCGTCTGTTCCCGTGATGTAGACGTACTCGTCTGTGTTGCTGATGTTCTGGGAAATTCCAGCCGTCACTCCGTATGTCATCGCCATATTGTTTTTTCCTTACGTGTCAACTAGGCGTGACAAAGGCGGTAAATTTAACCGAATCCTCCATCACCTTGTCGTTGCTGCCAGTGCTTTCTTCGCCTAGGTATCCACCCATAAGAGTGGCGCCGGCTATTGTCGTTACGGCCGTTAGCTTCGTGTTCAGCCAATCAAAGTTTGTCCTGTGAGCCGTCACGGTGCTGGCTACTTCCAGCGGCGTCATAATTGAACAGGTAAAAGTCACCTTCCGAGTTGTTGCCAGTGAGCCTTCTACAACTGGCACGCTAGACTCTGCGTGAACTATGCAGGCTGGGAGCTGTAACTCCGCAATCCTGTGCCCGGCCTGAACGTATAGCCCGGCGGGCTTACTGGCTGTGGATAGGTAGGCGGCTAGGCCGTCCTCAGACGCAAGGCGTAAGCTCATCGCACATCCTCTGGATCTGCCAGGATGAGAGTCGTCACCCCCTGATCAGATTGTACGCCAGTAAGTCTTTTAGGTGATCCGCCCACCGTCACGATCGTCATTAGCGCGGGCATGCTGACGGCGGCCGTCAGGCATACGAACTCCGCATTCTGTGGATTTACGAATCCGCCCATGCCCAGCTCTGCGGTTTGTTCGCTGGGCGTGTAGACGCCACGGACGGCGAGGCCGGAGACGGTGGCAGTCGTCGGCATAGCCGCAATCATATCGGCCACCCCTTGCGTCATCAGGGTTTGAATTTCGGTCACGTCGTTGGCCCCTATGTCAAAACTTTAACCCAGCAGTTCTCTTGAAAATCAACATAGTTAAACGCCTCGGCCACAGCCCGATCTACCCCAGGCCAACCGCACATGTAATCGTGCCCAGCAATCACCCCGCCTTTCTTTACTTTGGGCAACCAAGCGGAGATGTCTGCCTTTACGTTTTCGTAGTCGTGTGCGGCATCGATAAAAACTGCGTCTAGCGATTGATCGGGAAAGAAGTTGGCGCCCTTGAGGCTGGTCATCCGCAACGGAACGAGCTGGCGAGAGACTGGCTTTACGTTTGCCAGAAACTCGTCGTAAAGCGTGCCGTTCTTGATGCACTCCTCGCCTGCGTGTTCCTCGCTACCCAGCCAAGTATCGACAGCGTAGATCTCGATCCGTGGCGATTTGTTCCAAGCCTCGACTAGCAGAAACGCAGTAGACTTCCCCTTCCAGCTTCCCACCTCAACGATCCTTCCGTCTGTCGGGCAATCGGCCACTAGGCGCCGGTAAAGATCGGGAAAGCTGAACCAATCCTCCCCGCCAATGTTTAGGTGTTGTAGTTTTTCCACTTTGTTTCCTTGGCCGTAGCCACGCGGGTGGCGTGTTGATGTTCTTTGTGAAAGTCTGGCCCTGGACAAAACGTGCCGCCCTCTGCGCCTATGTTCTGGATCCGGCTGACGTGCGGGAATAGTTCACCCATCCCAGTCCGTTCACGCACCCGTTGAACCGATCCGTCCCAGAAATTACAATCCCAAGAGGGAAAAAGATATCTCTCAAATCGATTGCGCCAAGTTGCCCAGCCCCATGGCGTGAACCAGTTTCTGAATCCGCTGGCGTCGTTTTCCGCATCTCCACCGTGCTGATTGTAGCCAGATACCGTTAGCACTTTTGGGCCAGCGTTCTGCCCTGCCCACTCAAACCACCGCAGGCAATCGGGGCTGGGCACAGTGTCGTCCTCTAGGTGGATGTGGTAATCCGATTTTTTAAACCCGTACTTCATCGCATACTGGATGGCGTATCCGCAGCCCATGTGATGATCTGGAATGTGCACGCCGATGCCGTGCCCTTTTGCAATCTCGGAAAGCTCCGCCGTCTTGTCCGATGGATCTAAAATGGCCGTGATCTCGTACTCGCCCACTCCGTCACACCACGCCAACGCCTTTAATACCTGGGCAAAGTATGTGGGCCGATTGTAACCCGATATGGTGAGCGTCTTATCCATTTGCCTTGAGCAAGGCGTAGGCCGCCAGATTGCCGCCAGTGCCTTTGTTGTTTTGTAAGGCGTCGGAGCCTAATCCTTCCGGCCGAATCTTTAGAGAGTTGCCACGATTCAGTTCTGGCGTGTTGCAGACTAGCGTGGCTGTCCCAGCCTTCCGCAGTTCCGTGCTCATCATGTAATCGTCAGCGAGGAACTTGGCACGAGCCACGGGACTCAAGCTGGCAAACTCACTGGCGGGAATGGCTGGCCACAGATCGGCCTTCGGCATGTCCGAACGCCGACACATTACCCCGCCAAATCCTTCCAGAATCTCGGCATGGCCGCCGTGATCGGGGGCGATGGCGTAACCAGTGCTGCCTGTCATAAAAAATCCGCAGACGCCTAGCGCCGTTTTTGGTCTGGTATCTAATTCTTCGGCGAGGGTCTGCAAAAGTAGTGGGCTGTAGAGGATGTCGTCATCCAGCCAGCAAATCTTGTCGTCGGGATCCCCGCCCACTTCCAGCGGGCCGATAAACTTTGTCGCCGGGCCGTAGTCCTTTGTGCGGTGAATTTCTAATTTACCATCATCGGCCAGCGCCTGTAGCTCTTTAGGAATATCCCCAAACCGTTCGCCTGTGCGTGCCAGCTTCTCAGGCACAGACAGAATGATCTGATCGGCCGGGCGCGATTGCGCCAGTAGGCTTTGGATAGTGGGCAGAATCTTGCCTATGCGTGTGGGCGTAGTGGTTAGCCCGACGATGACGTTTCCCTTGCGATCAACCGGATCGGGCAGGCGAGTGGCACCGGCTGGCAGTGTTCCCTGCGCCAGAAGATCCATGTCCCAACGCAAGCTAGGCACGACAACTTCTTTTCCGCATTTTACGTGAAGCAATATCCTGCCGAGGGTTTTAGTAATCGCATCCTCGACGCTCGTGCAGATGTTAATCCGTTTTGCGAACTTATCTTCGCCAGGGTTGGTGATGAATAGATGCTGCAGGCCAGCGGGCTGGTCGGACGTGTCCATCATCAGCTTAGATGCTCGGACTACGTCTGGCAGTTCGCCCTGGTAAATAATAGTGATCTGCCCCCAGGCTGCGCGGAATGCTTCTTTTAGGCATCGATCTGCGTCGGCGGTTTGGCCGACTACCCGCAGGGATTGCTCCAGCAAGAAGTTCGGCATGTGGCCGTACCACTTGGCGTCCAGATTCCAGATGACTCCGGCCGGTGGCGTGAGCGTCATAATCATCTGAAGCAGGCGCACTGCCTCGTGATAGTTGCCGTCGTCCATCAGTTGCGTCGCGTAGTGGCCGTAAGCCTCCCGTCGTGTGGGCTGAATCATCACCGCCTCACCTAGATATTTTCTGCGCTTGGCGGGATCTGCACACATCACCCCGGCCATGCACAGGAGCTGGTAGCGTTCCGTGATGCCTAGATCTGAATGCTCCAGCGCAAGAAGCACGGGGCCGATGGCGCTCTGGTAATCGTTCCGCAAAAACGATTCCATGCCGATATAGTACCAGTTCATCCCGGCGCCTTCTAAGATGCTGTTTAGGATTCGCTTGTTTCTGTCGCTGGAGTTCTTTTTGCAGTTGTTAGGTGCGTGGACGATGACGAGGCCGTCGGCCAGTCCGACTTCCATGTTTGGAATTGGCTTAACCCGTTCGTGGATGGATCGCTCCCACACGGCCGGTAGGAACCCATCGGCCCGCCGGCGGAAGATCCGTTCCCGGCGATTGTGGCGCATGCCGCTGTTTTGAACGTCGTACCGGGTGACTAGGATGTCCCAGCCTTTGTCAGCCTTTTCCCGTTCCTCAATAACGTGTCGGTGGATCTTGGCTTGGTCGCCGTCGAACAAGTCATCGCAATCTGCCCAGATGACGTACTTTCCTTTTGCCAGGTTAAAAGCCTGATTACGGGCAGCGGCAAAATTATCGATATGGGGCCAATCCCTGTGCTCTGGGCTGTTCTGGTATTCACCCCAGACTAAAGCCTCGCCAGCGGCCTCCTGAGCGCAAATACGCACACTGTGCGCCTCATTTTTACCTACTGCCGCCACGACGACAACCTCGTCCCATAGACCACGGGCGGATTGAATAAGGCGTTTAAGAATGTCGCCTTCGTTGGGGCCGACGATTAAAGCAAGAGACACTAGGGGGTTATTCATATTTTTAGAGTGGGAAAGCCCGGACGCACCCCCCGATGCGTCCGGGCAACCCGGATGATTCTGTAACTTACACGATCCGAACGAGCGAACTGGCCGATCCCTTTGCCGCACCGTAGATGAGGCAATAGGTGCGCTGCACGCTGCCGGTCACGAGCGAGTAGCTCTCGCGAACCTGGAGCGACAGACCGCTCTTGGCTTCCGTCACGTTGGCAACGGTGCCGCTGAACTCAACATTAGGAATCTCGGGCAGACGAGCCGCCACGATGATCGCTTCCTGTTGGGCGATGAATCCTTTGGATACCGCAGAAGGCAGCGAAGCGTAGTTAAATACGTTCACGCCGTGCACTTCGCCGATGCTAGATCCGCCGACGAGGTCGGTGGAGCGCTGGGCGTTTGCCACGACAACGGTGTCTTTCGACAGGTTGGCGTAGTTAGTGGGGCTGAGAACGGCGAACCGTCCACCCATAGGAGCCTTTGCGCTGTTCAACTGAGCCGCGATGTCGACGATGGAACCAAAGGTCACTGCACCGGCCGCGATGGTGGCGGTCGTTGTGTAGTTGCTGTTGGTGACCAACGCGAGAACGGTATCCACCATGCTCTTTCCGAGAGCGTGGGCCGCTTGCGCTGCAAAGCGCTCGACCAAGTTGATCGAGGAGCTGGTGCGCTCGTCATCATTCAAAGCGTAGGAAACGTGCTTAAAGTTGGAGAGCGTCACAACCACATCAGTCTGGGTTGCGTCGCCAGCCACGTATCCGGCCGTGCTGGAATAATCCGAGGCAGACTGGATCGAGACGGTGTGGGTTACGATCGCGTCACCCTTGCGGGCGGTAGCGTCCGAAAAATCGGAAACGCCGGAAGCGATCCATGAGTAGTTTTCAACCAGCAATTCGAGAGCACGTTGTGCTACGACTTTGCCGTTGCTCGTTGTTGCGAGGCTATTTGCCATAGTTCTATCCTTCTTTCTTAGTTATCGTGCGAGCTTGATTTGGTTGAAAATCTCCGCCGCACGACGGGGATCTTTTTCTGCGTTAAACTTCGCGAGAAGTTCATTACGAGAAAGGGGTTTGGCTTCGCTGATCTCAACGGGCTGGGTGCCTTTGCTGGCTTCCAGCTCGACAGTGAGGCGAGCGAGCTTGGTTTCGAGAGCGACGATCTTGTCGTTAGATTCTAAATCGGCCTTGGCTTCGGGAGCGGGAGCTTCCGCAACTGCGGGTGCTTCTTCTGCCACGGGTGCTTCGGCTACTGCGGGAGCTTCTTCGACCACGGCTTCAAACTTGGCGGCAAATTTGCCGACGAGTTCGTCGATCCGGGCGGAGAGAGCGGCGATGGCCTGCTCGGCATTAAACGCCGGGGCCGCCGGTGCTTCGGGCGCGGCTTCGATAACCGGCGCTGATTCTTTTACGGTTGTGTCCATATTAAGCGATTTGCGTGTGTCAACCCGTGCAGAATAAACGCCTGTCGGATTGGCTGCTGGGGTAGTCACGAGATCGACGGAGTAGAGCGTGCTGACGTCAGCCAGTTGAGTGCCGTCCTCTGCCATCCTGGGCACGCCACTGAAGCTGATGGAAAATCCGATTTGCCCAGGGAGGGTGCCAATTAGTTCGCTGAAATAGGCAAAGCCTTCGTGGCTTTCAAATAAGGTGAGATCCGCACGGACGCGACCGCCGTCTAAGGTAAAGTTTTCTAGGTATCCGATGATGTTAGAAACGCTAGAACTGTGGTCAGAGAGTACCTTTACTTGGCCGAGATCGTTTCCGGCCCGGACGACTTGTTCCAGAGTGTCTGCGTCGATGACCATCCCGTGACCCAAAGCAGGGCCAGCGGTGATGACGGAAATTCCCTTAAATAGTTTTTGAGCCATGCCCGCGCATGGCGTGTCAAATTACTCTTGCGGAGGAAGCGGAGGAGTTAGGTGGGCGTTAATCTTTTTTAACTCGTAAGTGGATTTTTCTAGTTCCGCGATCGCCTTCTTGAGTAATTCCTCGCTACGAGTTGATGAGTTCGCAATCTGAAAAACAAACACGGGCAAAAGCAAGAGCAGTACCCCCAACACGAAAGCTGCGACAATAAGTAAGCTATATACAATTCCTCCTACGCCTTCCATTCCCCCAGCCTGCTCCCACTCGGCAGGCTTAATCAACTACTTTCTCTTTTTTGTTTTTGGCTTTGCCCCGATCCCGATCGCTTTCACCACCATATTCATCTCTTTTGGGGTAAGGTTAAAATCTGGCTCGTCGCGCATTGTAAAGGTTTCTGTGGATGGAACGGATGCCTTTACCGGCTCAATCGCTTCCTCAAGCTGGGGCTGAACGGTCGTATCCTCTGGCAACGGTGCGGCTGGTGGCGTGGCAGCCACGGGTTCAGCAGGAGCTGCGGGTGCGCCAGTGATCTGCACGTCTGCCATAGTCAGCCCAGCTTCCTGTGCCTTTTGCTTAATGTAGATCTGCTCGGCAATCTTCTGATTTACGATCTCCTGCCAATCCGATCCGCGCTCTGCGCTAATATCGGCCAGAGTCTTAATCCCCATCTTTAGATCTTCCCGGTCAGCGGCGCTGTCCCGGCCGGCGTCGATCGTAGTGCGGGCTGGGGTGTGATAGACCGCTTCCCACCACATCGCCATTCCCCTGGGCGGAGTCAGATCGCCACGTTTGATCGCCTTGGCCAGTGCCCACTTGCGAACCCGTTTCAGCATCTGCTCGATCACCGCGTCTGAAATCTCATCGAATCGGCGTTGAGCCTGGGCGAGAACGAACCGCTGGCTGGGGCCGGTCAGCTCATTGGGCGACCAGATGTAGGCGTAAGGAACGCCAAGCCCGGACGCCACTGCCCGGATGTACTGATCCATGTGTTGTTGGAGATTCTGGCTGGGTCGATCGTTTTTGATCTCCCGCAGCGTCTTGCCCATCGGCACATTGACCAAGGCGCCACCGCCGAAAAGGTTGTCGGTCGTTAGGTTTGTTGAATCAGTCTCTGTCGGGTTAAAGAATCCAGGGCCAGAGTTGGTTGTCGATTCAATAGCCATGCCGATCTGCCCTGCCCGCTTACAGGCCAGCATCTCGTAGTCTAGAATCTCGTCACGATCCAGTAGCAGATTGATGCAGGATGCGAGCTTCGATAGTGACCGCACTTCGTCTGCCCTATCCCGCTCTGCCAACAGAATGAGATCAGCAGCCTGCACTTCTGTGAACGTGTCGCCGTTTATCCCAGTGCGAATGTAGTAGCTCAAAGGCCGCCCAAACTTGTTCATGCGAACGCCGTCGAAAATCTTGGCGTCGTCCTTCACATAAGACGGAGTTTCGCAGCGGTGCCCTTCCACCATCTGCAACATCGGCCAGCCGTCGCCGTTATCGGT